TGTATACCCGTGATCTACATTTTTATTTATACAATTCGACACTTATAAAAATCATGTTTGCAAATTGGTTTTTTATAAATATTACTACAATAACAAGAGGAGTAAGAACATGGGATTTTTAGTTTCACCTGGCGTACATGTTAAAGAGATTGATTTAACAAATGTTGTTCCCGCTGTACAAACTACTATTGGTGCAATTGCTGGTGCATTTGAAAAGGGTCCAGTATCTAGTGTGACTTCAATCAGTTCAGAAGAGGGATTGCTTGCAGTTTTTGGTAAACCTCTGACAACCAGTAATCAATTTGAAACTTGGTTTGCTGCAGCAAATTTCTTGCAGTATTCAGACCATATTAAAGTTGTTCGTTGCGAATCAGCAGTTTTAAATGCCGGCGCAGACAGTGGTATTCTCATTCGTGATGATGACCACTATCTTGCAAGTTTCTCAACAGGACAGGGTTCGCATGGCGAGTGGGCTGCACGTTCTGCTGGTACTTGGGGCAACAATATTGGTGTTCAAATTTGTTCTACTGCATCAGGATACGAGCAAATCCTCGATACGACAAATCAGTTAACCGACGGCGCTGCCTCGGCGGCCGCTACGACAATCACGGTTGATGATGCAGATTTATCAGGCAATGCATTTAATGTAGGAGATATGATTTCTTTCTATTCAGATACTTCGTGCTTGGTGGCAGTTGATGAATTTAATGAGTATGAAGTAACAGCTATCAATACATCAACTAATGTATTAACAATTCGCCTAAAAGATGACTCAAATGGTGCCGGTTTGCAAAATGATATTGCAGATAATTCGTATATAAGGCGGAAATGGAAATATTACGACCTGTTTTTAGGTGCGCCTGGAACTTCAGCCGATGTCACGGCACGCAGTGGTTCCAATGATGAAATGCATATTGTTGTTTATGATACAACGGGTAAACTCACTGGATACGATGCTGATGTTGCTGGACAGAGAGGTTCTAGTGTTCTAGAAACATTTCCATTTGTGTCAAAAAGTTCAGTGGCCAAGACTGCTCAGGGTAGTAGCAATTACTATCCAGATGTGATTTTCAAACAATCAAACTACATTTACTGGACGGATCATATTTCTGGTGGTTCAAACTGGGGTACAGATACAACTACTGCTTATACTTCAGTTATACCAATAACAATTGATTCACTTTCAGGTGGCACGGACGATCTTGCCGTAACTGCTGGTGAACTGACACTTGCATATGACAAGTTTGCCGATACAGAGTTACATGACGTTAATCTAATAATTGGCGGTAAAGGTGGTGGAGCTGGTGATACAAAAACCACTCAAGACACTCATGTAACAATGATTACAGACCTTGTTGAAACTCGTAAGGATTGTGTGGGATTTGTTTCTCCATATCGTTCTGCGACAGTTGGTGTTGCAACCTCTTCAGCAACAGCGGCCAGGGCAGTCAACAATGTAAAAGTTGCATTTGATCTTTGCCCTTCTTCGTCTTACATGGTTTACGACAGTGCATACAAATACATGTATGACAAATACAATGACGTATATCGGCATGTTCCATTATGCGGTGATACTGCTGGTCTTTGTGCATATACAGATGGTGTTGCTGATCCTTGGTATTCTCCAGCTGGTTATTCCAGAGGTATTGTTCGTGGTGCGATTAAATTGTCCTTCAATCCAGATAAGGCAGCCAGAGACATTCTTTATATGGCAAGGGTTAACCCTGTAGTCAACTTCCCTGGCCAAGGCGTAACACTCTTTGGTGATAAAACTGCTCTTGCGAAACCAAGTGCATTTGATCGTATTAACGTGCGTAGGTTGTTCTTAGTTCTTGAGAAAGCAATCGCAACTGCTGCTAAGTATCAACTCTTTGAGTTTAATGATGAGTTTACACGGGCACAATTTAGAAGTATGGTTGAACCTTTCTTGCGAGATGTACAAGGAAGGCGCGGCATTTACGATTTTAAGGTTGTGTGTGATGAGACAAATAACACAGGTGAAATTGTTGATCGTAACGAATTTATTGGTGACATTTACATCAAACCAGCACGTTCAATTAATTTTATTACACTAAACTTTATTGCGGTACGAACTGGCGTATCGTTTAGCGAGGTAGGAGGTTAATCATGGCTAATATAGATGATTTTAAAGCAAATCTACTTGGCGGCGGCGCACGAGCTAACCAATTTAGAGTAACAATTAATCCACCTACTGGTATTGCAACTGGGTTGCTCTCTCGTAAGACATCTTTCTTGGTAAAAAGTTCATCGCTCCCTGCTATGACTGTAGGAGAGATTCCAGTTTCCTTTCGTGGAAGACAAATTTTTATCGCGGGTGATAGAACCTTTGGTGAAACTTGGTCAACAACCTTTATCAATGATACAGACTTTATGATTCGTAATGCGATGGAGAGATGGTCTAACGGCATAAACGATCTTGCAGATAACACTGGAATAGTGGACCCTGCTTCTTATCAAACTGATTTAACGGTAGAACAGTTAGATAGAGATGATGTAATTTTAAAGAGTTATATTTTTAGAAGCGCTTGGCCAACAACTGTTGGTTCAATTGAATTAAGTTATGACACAACAGATGCAATTGAAGAGTTTGAAGTAACTTGGAGATATCAACATTTTGAAGCTTCAGGTGTTTAATAATTTAATAATTTAAACCTACTAAATAGTCATAACTAGTAGGAGATATTATGGCTGAACTCTTTGGATTTACTGTACAACGATCAAATAAGGATAGGGGTGGAGAAGTAACATTCTCTACCCCAACTCCTGATGACGGCACTATCGACGTTGCTGGCGGTGGTTTTTTTGGTCAAATCCTTGATACAGATGGTAGAGAACGAACTGATTTAGATTTAATCCGGCGGTATCGTGATATTGCTCAACAAGCAGAGTGTGATACAGCAATTGAAGATATCGTAAATGAAGGTATTGTTTCAAATCAAAACGACCAAGCAGTACAAGTTACTTTAGAGCGATTACCCTTTCCAGAAAAAATTAAAAGAAAAATTAGATCAGAATTTGAAGAAGTTTTACGTCTTCTAAATTTTGATCAAAAAGGCCACGATATTTTTAGGCGCTGGTATGTCGATGGAAGAATTTTTTATCATAAAATTATTGATACAAAAAATCCAAGAAAAGGAATTACTGAATTAAGATATATTGATTCAACTAAAATTAAAAAAGTTAGAGAAGTTAAAAAAAATATTGATCCTAAAACTGGTGTTGAAATGGTTGAAAAGATCGATGAATATTTTATATACAACGAAAAAGGATTATCTTCTGCTGGATTGTCTGGCACGGGCCAAGGTGTAAAAATTGCATCAGATTCTATTACTTACGCCCCTTCTGGTTTGATCGACGGTAATAGTGGTAGAGTTATTTCCTATCTACACAAAGCTATTAAGCCTGTAAATCAGTTGCGTATGATTGAAGACGCGCTTGTTATCTATCGTATCTCTCGCGCACCAGAACGTAGAATTTTCTATATTGATGTTGGTAATCTACCCAAGATTAAAGCAGAACAATATCTCAAGGATGTAATGAATCGTTATCGCAACAAGCTTGTGTATGATGCTACTACGGGTGAGATTCGTGATGATAGAAATCATATGAGTATGTTGGAAGATTTCTGGCTCCCGCGGCGTGAAGGCGGTAGAGGAACAGAGATTACAACATTACCTGGCGGTTCTAATCTTGGTGAAATTGATGATATTCAATATTTTCAAAAGAAATTGTATCGTTCTCTTAATGTGCCGATTTCTCGTATGGAATCTGATGCTGGATTTAGTCTTGGTAGAACAACAGAAATAACAAGAGATGAATTGAAGTTTACAAAGTTTGTTCAACGGGTTCGTAAGAAATTTGTTCCCATGTTTACAGATATTCTTAGAACACAACTTTTATTGAAGGGTGTTATTGCAGCAGAGGATTGGCCGAAGATACAAGAACATGTTCAATATGATTTTCTACAAGATGGACATTTTGCAGAAATGAAGGATGCAGAGCTTCTTGAGGGCAGATTAAATTCGTTACAAACTGTTGAATCTTATATTGGAACATTTTTTAGTAAAGAGTGGGTTTTGAAAAATGTTCTCCGTATGAATGATGCAGACGTTGACGAAATGAGAAACCAAATCAGAAAAGAAGCTGACCTTGATCCGATGGACGGCGGTGTTCCAAGTGACGGTGGTGATGGAGTTTCAAGATATCCAACTGATGCCTCCGGCATGGCAGTTGATCCAGAAATGGATGTTGGGGATAG